GGCATCATACGCGGGCACAATCATTTCACCTTTGTGAACCTGTGCAATCATATCTTGCGGCACGTAATTGGTGCCCACATCAAAGGATGGCAGGAATGAAAATAGATCACCGAATCCACCGCCACCGCCCGTTGCGCCGCCGATTATTCCCGTGATCAAATCATCCAGCGGTTCCGTGATTGTCCGGCGCACTAAAATGTTTTGAATATCTTTGAAGAGTCCTTGCAATACATCACTGAATTGTTCACCCCCATCAATGGCTTTTTCAAACGCACTGGCAAATGTTAAACCCAATTCTTTGGCGTTTTTCACACGCTCTTTTTCTTTATCCGTGACCTTTTCCGTGCCCTTGGCCTGTGCTTCCAGATTGTCCAGCGCTTCACTACCAAATTCAAGTTCATTTTCAAAGCGTTTCTTGGCCCGCACCGTGGCTTTTTCTTGAATCTCGTCAAGCTTCATTGCTGTGGTTTTAAATTCCAGCGATTCTTTGTTCAGGCGTTGCAACGCGCCAGCATTCTTGGCGGCTGATGATAGCGTTTTATCATACGCGCTTAATATAGATTCCTGCGCAGCGGCGGCGGTATCTGCCAAGCCGGGAATTTTGGCCATAGCTTCGGCCACTCTGAAAAATCCGCTTAATGCGTTCAGCACAAAATTATCAAGAACAATGCGCAATTCTGTGAAAACCAGCTTTACGCCCAAAAGGGATATTCTGAAACCATCAATGGCGTGGCCCGCAAAACTCATTGCCCCATCAACGGCCTTGCCAAAGCTTTCCGCGTCCACACCAGATACCAAAAATAATTCTGAAATATGTGTGACAATGGGTGCGATCCGCACAGCCAGCGTGTTGCCTAATCCGCTGATTGATTGCTTTACCCGTGCAAATGTGTCGTTTGCCTCTTCCACCTTGGCGGCATCAATCTTGGTTAAACTGATGCCAAATTTATCATTGAATTCCCGTGCGGATTCTAAGTTCTCATTGAAATTGCCAAGCATGTTGATCACTTGGCGGCCAGAACGTCCAAAGATTTCCAGCGCTGTGGCGGTGCGAATTGTGGCGTTGTCAACCTTATTCAGCGCCCCGGCAATCACTTTGAATTGTTCTTCCGGGCTTAATTTGATCAGGTCTTTTGCTTCCAGATTCAATGTTTCAAAACTGCGTGCATAGGTTTCAAGGCCGCGTGATGCTTCCACAATTGAACGCTGTGACTTGGTAATGATCACGCCCATTTGATCTTGTGTGATCCCGGCTTCCCTGGCGGCCTGTGCCAGCGCTTGGAACTCTCTGATGTTTACACCCAGCGCAGCGGTAAGCTTTGCTGTTTCATCTATCACCCCGGCTTGTCGTAGCGTCAACGCGCCCAGCGCAAGCCCTGTTGCGGCAATGGCGGCGGCGGCCAGCTTGGCACCCTTTGCAACTGTTTTTTGAAATTCCTTAAATGACTTCCGGGCGTTACTCATGCCCGCTTCAAACTTGGATGTGTTCGCGAATAAATCAGCGGTTAATTTAGCTACTTGCATTTTGTTGGCCCTCTATAAAAGCATTGTGCGCTCTGAACCTCTCCACAATATCATCTTCATCAATACCTTTCACGCTCTTATTTTTCCTATAAAAGAATGTTTCTACTTTTGGAATCTTCTTTTGTGTGCGGGAAAGCACAGCATTGTTGTACATCATAAGCGCAGCAAGGTTGTAATCTAATTCAAATTGCTGTGCATAAGCCTTTTCAGCCAATGACAATTGCCATGGGGTTATGATCCAGAAATCTTGCGGTGCTATACCTACAAGAAAAGCATTTTGCAGGGCCACCGTCACTTCATCAAGCGGCGGGCCTACTTCTTTCGGGTTTTTTTTTGCGCCTTGGCTCCGTTGGCCACGGGCGGACCATCTTTTCCGAAATAAGCAAACGTCAAGGCTTTGTCAATGGCTTCCACCGCAACAACCAATGGCGGGGATAAATCCACAACCTGTTCAGCCGTGATGCCCTTGTGGTGCCGTTGTAAACCAATGGCCATTACATCAGCCATTATTTCAATGTCTTGCCCACTGATTACACCATCAAGCTGTGTATCCGTGAAAGCGTTTTTTAACTTAGCCAGCGCGGCCCAATCAAAAACAATTGTGTGTTCCTTATCACCCATCGTGATAGAAACTTCCGCTGTATATTCATTATCCATGTGGTTCACCTTACCCGTTTACGTTTAAAATATGTGGGCCTTACACCCACCCAGCCTTCCGGCTTATAATTATTAAGCTTCTACAACAACACCAGTGATGCGAACCGCAAAGCTTGATCCAACCTTGGCATCAACTGATCCATCCAGCGGCGATGCAAGCACAAAACCTTCAAACGCAAATGTTGATCCATCAGATAACGTCACAAGAAATGCTTTTTGTGTGCCTGTGCCTTTGGCGGCGCGGGCCTCAACTTGTCCGGCATCTGCGCGGATGTAATTGACTGTGACCGAAAATGCGCCGTTGTCCTGCAAGCCCATTTTGAATTCTTTGGCAGATGATTGCAGATGTGTGAAATCAATTTCCGATGCTTGGCCATCAAAGCCAGAGAAATCAACAACCTCTTTCACTTCTGTAAGGGCACCGGGCGATTCGCCGGATGGGCCAATTTCTAAAACAAAGCCTTGTGCTACAATTCCATCAGTCATTTTATATATTCCTTATTGTTTATACGTTACCAGATATGTTGCTGAATTTCTGAATAAAAGTGGTTGGTCTGTTTGGTCAATTATATCACCATCATTCTGCAACGTAATGCCCCCGATTTCAACAAAATCTTGTGGGCTATCTTCGCCATGGTACACCGTGCCTGAATACCCATCAAGTAAAAATTCAATAGATGCCCCCAACTCTTTTGCATCATAGTATCCAACGCCATAGGCATCAATCTGAATTACCGCCTGAACAACGCCAGCAACGCCAGCGGTGCGGTTTAATGTGTTCTTTGTCAGGTTGTCGCGGTCCACTCTTTGAAAGATAATGAACCGCCCGGCTGAATTGTCCGGCGCACGCATGGCATAAACATTACCAGCGGCCAGCGTTTTGATTAATTCAAATATTCCTTTTTCGCACGTTTTGTATGTCATTTAAGTGGCCCCGCTAGTTTCTTGGCTTCCGCCTCAATATTTTTGCCCAATTCGTCACGCAAGGTGTTTAAAACCGTGGCTTGTGATTTTTGGAACGCATCGGCAAAGAATGGCCGGGCGGGCTGATACCGTGATCCCTTTTCATAGATGAATAACCAAAATGCGTGGCCTGTATCCATCCGTGCGGCCTTTTGGCCCTTCTGGACCTTGCGCAGCTTCTTAACTTTAATATTCTTCCAACCAGCCTTATATTTCTTTGACGCGGCGGATTGTTCCCCGGCGTGGCGTGGCACTGCGGCTTTCATTGTTTTGACAGCGGCCCGCATGGCTTTATTCACGGATTTTTGCAAAACCTGCTTTTCTACCTTTTCCGGCAATTTGGCCAGCAACTTATCAAAGTTTTCAAAGCCTTCCAATTTAGCACCGATTTTTATTGCACCACTCATGTTGCCCCCAATAATTCCGCTGTGATCCATAGTTCACCAGCGCGGCGGTTGCTTCTATCAACGGCGGTGATGTTGTATTTGTCACCTTCCCATTCAACGCGCCATTCTGTTTCCACATCTGCCCGGTATCGCACCATGCAGCGTATAGAGCGCACAGAGTTTAGGCGGGCGGCTTCAAACGCTTCATTGCCGCGCTCTGTAATCACCAGCGCATAATCAGGCGTGCGCGGTGAATTGCCGGATGCATCAACCCACGTTGTGCCCGCTTCACCTTCCGTGTTGGTTGGTGTGGGGCTTTCAAAATAAACTAGCTGATCTTGTTTTCCTGCTTGCATCATTCATCCTTGCACATATTGATTGTTTTGGACACCGCCCACCACTCGGCGGCATGTTCCGCATATTCATATCCCGGCATTTCTGGTGTGCCATCTGTGAAGTGAACGGCGGAGGGATAAACGGCGGTGCTACTGTGGCCCACAAGCCAATTCCATTCTGGCCCAATCTCTCCAATGTCTTCATCATCAAGCCAATCAAAGGCGTGCAGATCCCGGCCCGGTAATGCGTTCAATAAACTTGGTTCCAACACGGCATTTTTTGGGTGTGCATTATTTATCAACATCATGCTTGACCAGTTTTTGCGCTTGTAAAGCGTTTGCAATTGGCCATCCATTTTCTTGGCCTTCGTGGGGCAATGCTTATGCTTCACACACATCACCGCTTTTGTTTCATCAATCTGTTCAAACAGTTTAGCAACATCAGAACGGAAAAGGAAATCACTATCGCAAAACAGTGTCCACCCTTCATATCCATTAAGCCACGGGATAAAGAAACGGGAAATTGCAATTTCTGTGGCCATAGGCGCTTCACTTATTTCATCAAACATCTGCCCATCTTTTTTATTCATGGGCCTGTTATATTCCCCGGTGCCCTGCAAGTGCGGCAATAAAATTGGGGTTATCTGGTGCGGTAATAAATCTGAATGATTTAAAAGTGAACGCACCGTGATGGCGTATGCCAGCGGTTGGCGGTTGTCGTATCCTACATATGCATTAATTTTCATTGACTTTTCCCAATAATTTGATGGCCTTTTCACGCACATAATCTGGCTTAATACTTTCTAATGTTTCTTGACAAACTGTGCATTTCTCCCATTTACCACAATACCCGTGTTCCGTTTCCACCGCAATATTTGTGTGTATATCATACCCCGTTACTTGCGGCGGCACGAATGAACCAAAGATCACCACGGCGGGCGTGCCCATGGATGCGCCCATGTGGTGTGTACCGCCTTCATTGCACATTACCAGCGCGGCACGCTCAATGGCGGCCAGCGCGTCATACAAATCCGGTGTGTGATGCACTATAGCACCGGGCGCCACTTTTTCTTTATGATCTTGCACCAATTGATAAACTGGAATCGGAAAGTTTTTAATCACTTCCGCCCAGCGATCTATCCCATAATCTTTGTTTGGGCTTGCCCCTTTTTTTATGCTTGGTTCAATCACAGCATATTTACCCGCCAGCGGACAATTATCCCGGTATGAATTATCAAAGTAAATCCGCCCAGCGCGTGCGCGGTAATCCAAATTATATATGGCTTGGCGGTTTTTCCATGCTGTGATGTATGGCCGGTATCCACCGCCATCAACAACGTGTTTGTTTGTGGCGTAATTATATGCCGGGTTGCCATTCCATATCTTGTGGCTGCGCTTTGTGCCTATCTGGCATTTAATTGAATGGACATGGCCCGTTCTTTCAAATGCTTCCTCAACGCGGCCCAGCGCCATGATTTCATCACCTAACCCCATAAATCAACCCTTATTAGTACTTGCCGTTATCATGATAATTTGCTTAAAATTTTTCCTTATCATACAAAACGGTTTGTTTTTATGCTTTAATCCCATGACAATATATAATCCCCGCACATCTCGCCGCGCAACACCGCGCCCATATCTTGTAAGAACTTCACCGCGCTTTGTTTCTTCAATCCATAGCGCCCGGACATATCCCGTTTTTGTTCTACAATCACACAAGGTTTGCAGCGGGCCAGCGTTTCCACCGCGCCACGCAATACAAATTCTTCATAGCCTTCACAATCAATTTTGATTAAATCCACTTCCTGTAAATTAAAGTAATCTATTGTGCGCATTTCAATATCACCATCCACGCCCGGTTCAACCTGTGTATCACCTGATGAACCATTGGTGCGGGTTTCTACTGCCACCAGCGCTTCATTCTCACCCAGCGCATAAGGATACATTCCAGCGTTGCGGATGCCTTCCATATTTTTTTCCCAGCATTCGCGGTGTTCTTGCATCGGCTCAAAAGCCAGCACGTTTTCAAAGTCCAACGCCATAAACCATGACCACAACCCAATATGTGCTCCAACATCAATCACATTTCTAAATTGCTTTATGTGGGCCTTGGCCATCTGATATTTGCCGTATTGATATGTAAGGCGGCCATTGACTTTGCGGCCCACGCTTCGCATGTGATCCGGTAAATGATTTTCATCATCCGGCATCCACCATTGTTCATCTTGTTTCATTTTATTTGCTCCCAACACCGCCCAGCGGCAATTTCTTCTAAGGTCCATTGATTAGCCGCCAACGTGGCGGCCCACTCCATACGATCATCCGCGTAATATGGTTTTTCCACGTTTGCCGGATCATGTAATCCCATTCTTGATGCTGCGCAATCGCCTGTGGTTATCACGGGCACACCCTGCATTATAGCTTCCACCGCTGCATTTGAAGAATTGCAAATCAAACAATGGGCCTCTTTTAAATCTTGCGCTAGCGGATGAACTGTGTTTTTGCACCTCACAACAATGGGCCTATCCGTGTAAAGTTTCAATATCCGTAATATTTTATCCAGCCAATCATCAACACCAAACCTTTCATAATATCTATCAGTTTGGGTGCAAATCAGTACGTGGCGGCCATACTTTTTCCATGGTTCCGCCTTTGTATGAAACCGGGCAAGCCGCTGCATATCGCCAGCGCCACGGCCATCATGCTGGTATGCGTTTTTGGTAACACGCCAGAACTCGCGGCGGCCAAAATATGCATGATCCCCATAATAGAAATCAAACCCAGCCTTAATGCTTTCCTGTAATCCATCGTGAAGAATGGGTGCGCCATATCCAGCCCATGTGCCCAGCGTGTGTTCATCCACTATCTTGCCGCCGCTGCCCTTCGCAAAGGCTTTGCAGAAATTAACGGAATATTTTTTGATGGGTGCGCGGTGAATGAACATTATAAAATATTCCTTAAATTTACTTTGGGGAAACAAGTGATGGCGCTTGTGGGTGTGGCATTCAAAACAGGCACCGGAATAACCGGGGCGGCTTTATCCATATATTCCAACCAATTTTTATAATTGCTGAAACGACTATCACGCGGGTGTTTTTTATCCCACCAATGTTTATCTTGTTTTGTGGCATCATAGCCGTAATCATAGCCCAGCAAGATCACCCGTTCCGCGCCCTGCAATACGGCTAGATTTAAAGCTTGAAAGCCACTATTTCCGCCTGTTGCAACATGTTTAGGGTTGTCACTCCATGTAATCTGGCTTTTTGGTTCAACATAATTTAATGCCCATTTTAAATGCATTTCATGGTTCACCGTCCATTTTGATCCTTGGAATGTGTCACCAGCCTTGAAATATGCTTCCCACCAATCACCATCGGCGGCATAAAGCACATCAGCCCATGGGGCCAGAATATGATTTTCTTTAATAACGTAAATAGTGCCTTTACCTTTGCAATATTCAACGTCTTCTTTCGTCAGGGATGGCCCGGATGCAATACAAACAGCAGTTTTCATTTATTGTGCCTTACCCTTTTTTACTGGTCTAAATCTGCCAACACCTCTAAACCGCCGATCCCATCATTAAAATCACGAATAGTGTTTATTTTTCCATCTGAATCCGTAACCTGTACTTCAAATAGATACTCCCCTGCGGGTAAATTCGCATAACTGGTATCATCATTATCCAATGATACAACAATTTGTGTTGATGGGCTTTGAACGGCCACACCAGCGGCCAGCGCCTTTGAAATATAGGTATCACCATTGATTGTTTTTTTGGCCTTAAAAGTTATAGCCGTTGCCCCGGCAACATCATATGCGGTTTCATCTTTTTCTTTTAAGTTAACAACCAAATCAATATCATCACCCTGTATGATTTTTATGTCCATTTTCATTTAACATACCCTGTTATTGTGATTGTTGGCCGTACATAACCAGTTATTGTGATTGTTCTTGCGGCCATTACATCCCCATATCAATACGGTATGGAAACAAAAGACTTGAAACGGCGGGATTATCTTTTAGATCTTTTTCTGTATGTGCTTCCCGGTTTTCATACATTGATCCTATAATCAAAAGCGCAGCGGCTTTAATTGCTGGTTTTTGTGGAATAGAATCTTGGTTCAAAAAATTTGAAATAGAATCTTCCGCCGCATCAATATACATTTGCAAAACTACATCTTCATTTGAATGTGTAATGCGCAAATGCTCTTTTGCTTGTTCAATGGTGATTAATGCCATATTTTAATCTTCTTCGCGTGTTAAATCTGAAACATCTTCAACTTCTGAACGCTTCGTTTTCTTCCCGGTGAGTTCTTTAATCACATTAAGATCAGGCAACCCGGCTTGTGTCCAATGTGCATCATCATCATGATTGAGTGAGTCCAAAGCCTCTTCCAAAGTCATTTTGGCATCGTCTTCGTCTTCAACTTCCGGTGCCTTTTGCGGTGCCGGGGCTTTAATCACTTTATCTATGAATTCCGCAACACCGGAATTCACCAACAATTTGGCCGTGGCAATATTCAAAGTAACTTTCTTGCCAATGTAGACATTCCCCACAACGGTTGTGGTGGTGTCTTTGGTGAATACAATTTCAACTTTACGGTTGGGAACTACGCTATCATAAGCGCTTGTGATTGGTTTTGACATTCTGTGTTCCTTTCATTGAACATAAAAAAGGGGCACCATTGCGGATGCCCCTTAATTCTATATTTAAAAGCTTAAAGCGTCAACACACCAGCTTGTGAAGATGCCGGACGGTACACAGCCAGTGCCTTGCGTGTGGCGCTGCGGATCGTTAGCAATCCTTTTTGTGCATTGTCTTCGTCTTGCTCGTAGATGTCCACTGTGGTGCCTGTGCGGTTCCAAAGCATGTATGCAATATCAAATGCAGCACACACAAACGTACCAGCCGCGCACGCATTTGAAACAACAACTGGCAAACCCCAAAGAACGGGTGCCATTGCTGATGAAGGGTTTCCAATGATGTAACGCTCATCAGTTCCAGCATTCACCTTCAAGCGTGAAATTGCAAACCAGTCAGCCGGATTGAGGATGATAGCCGTTGGCGGATAATCCGCCGCGTGGGCTGCCTGAATAGCGCGGTTGATACTATCAAGCGCGTTTTCACCAGTTTCAGGCGTGAACACCGTGTGGTTTCCAGTGTCAAGAATACCGGAAATATTTGGTGTGGTGCCGTTACCATTCAACAATTGCGCATCAACTTTGAAATCCACCGCATAACGCAAACGTACATCAATGTAGCTTTGCAAAGCCGGGGCATCATCAAGAACTTGTTTTGAAGCTTTGATGATTGTTGAAATGGTTTTCACTGGCGCTTCCGCTAGTTCAAACGTCAATGTTGACTCAGGACTTGCAATGCCTTCATTGTGTTCAGCCGCCGCATTTGTCAATAGTAATTCACGGGTATATTCAACCATATTACTGGTTGTTGTACCCTGTGGCAGAATGTCAGCAATTTTCAACATACGACTCGCACCGGGAATGATCCCGTTCAAGCGCTGTGGTGCCACAACCGTGCCAGAGTTTTCAAGTGGTGAACCATCTTGGCCAATAATTGTATTGGCTTGAATGGTAAACTTGGATGAATTACCCTGTGCATATTCCTTAAATGCATCAGACTTGATCACCATTTCACCAAGGCTTTCAACTGGCACATTGCCGTTGCGTACATTATCCGCCGTTGTCTGTTCAATTTCCAGAATTTGGCTTGAAATGGCCGCAATGGTTTCCGCTAGTTCATTGGTTTTTTTCACCGCCGCTTTCACATCTTTGCCGGATGCTTCTGCTTGCGCTTTCAGTTCCGTTTCAAGTTCCGCTTGCGTGGTCTTGAAACTTTCAATGGCCGCATTTGTCGCTTCGACAAGTTCAGCCGGGGTTTGGTGCATTGGCATGGTATCGTTTCCTTATGATTTAAGTGTTTTATTTAATGATGCGAGTGCATCACTCCAATCGTTTTGATCAGCGCCCGGCTTGATCTCTTCTTTGACAGCAGCGCCCGGCGTGCTAGTCAAATCCTTTAAGATGTGGCGGCGTTCGCTGCGTGTCTTCCCAGCTTTGGCCAAAATTACATCCACTTCTTTTAAACTCGAATTGTATTTTGCCTTTTCGTCTTCGTCAACTTCCAGTTCATCGCTATCCAAAAACTGTGTTGCAAAGCCCAGATCAACGGCATCCGCGCCACTGATCCATGTTTCTTTATCCATCATTTCAATCACTTCATCTTCATCAAGCGTTGATGCTTTGGTGTACACGCCCACCATTGATTTATCAAACCCGGCAAGAACTTCCGCACGTTCATTCATTTCATGTTTGTTGCCTATAACAACACCCCATGAATTATGGATCATAAGGAAACCGCTTTCCGCAATCTTGATGGTATCGCCAGCCATTGCAATGACAGATGCGGCGCTTGCGGCCATGCCTACAATGCGCACATTCACTTCACCATCATGTTCTTTTAATAGGTTATAAATGGCCACACCATCAAAGAAATCACCGCCGGGTGAATTGATGTTGACCGTTACGGCCTTGCCCTTATTCTTGCGCAACACTGAATTCACCAGCTTATCCGTGATGCCGCTATCCGTCCAATAGTCGTAACCAATCACATCATAAATATTGATACTGGCATCATTATCAGAATCAGCGGCACACACATCCGGTTCCCAACGGGCCATCACATGATCCGGCAAATAAGAACGTATACCCTGCATATCTTCGCGGGCCTTGGCGTTAATTTTATTTTGTGCGCGTTTCTTCATTTTTCTAAATCCTTACAAATATGGGTATCTTAACATTTATTTTGTGAATAACAAACCCGGATTTTTTAATCCTCGGTCATAATGTTTTTAATCGTTTCAATAGGCACCATCTGTTGTTGCACAATCAATGAATCTGCACCATCTTTCTTGGCCATTTGTTCGCCTTCGCGCCATTCGTTTGGTGAAATCAGCCCACCCGTAACGGCTTCTTTGCCGGACTTGACACGCTCCGCATATGTTGGTTCAAGAAATTCAGATAAATCAAATTCAATTGAAACTTTGCCGCGTTCTTTTACTTCCAAAAGGTTCACATTCATACTAGCTTCATAGCGTTCCAGATACGGGCGCAAGCCAAATTTATAAAAGCCCTGTACAATCTGCGCAATACCACTTCCCCACGCTGTGGATGCTTGTGTGTCGTTTACAAGGATGGATGGCACACCAAAGAAACGGCAAATATCTTCAATCTGAAAACGCCGGGAAGAAAGTAATTCAATATCCGTGGGTGAAAGAGAAACGCTTTCAAATTTCATATCAGCTTCCAGAACAAATAGTCTATCGCCGTTGTCCTCGGTCATGGCTGCAAAGTTCTTTTTGATGGCTTCTCTTTGATCCGGTTTCAAAACCCTATCCAACATCAGCAAGCCAGAAGGTTTGCCGCCGTCTTTATAAATCTTCGTGGTGGTTTTTTCCGCCGCTTGTCCGAGGCCAATTGAATTGCGGGCATAAGCCAATGGTGAAAGCCCAATGATGCCATTCCCAAATAATTTATTGTGCCAAATTGTTTTCTGTGCATACACGCGGCGGCCTGATCCTTCCGTATAATGATAAAGGATTTCTCCACTTTCCTGCAAATCAACTTCCGTTTGCGCAGTCATAAGCGGCACAAGCGCAATTATATCACCCTTTGTGTTTTTTTGTTTCACGCTGTAAGCGTTACCCTGCAACACATATTGGTATGTGAGTGTTTCAATAAATTCTTGCCGCGTTTGCCACTTATTCATCTTGCCGTTAAATAATTTATTCAGTGGGTGAGTGATGTTTCTGGTTTTGGTGCCATCGGCGGCAACGACATAAATCATAATCGGCATTGAACCAATCGTTTCCGTGATCAGGCGCACACATGCCCACACGGCTGATAATTGCATTGCACTGTCAATCGTTACAGGCAGGGCGGATGCAACCGGGTATGATCCCGGTGAACTGGATTGTTGGCCTTTGTTGCGTGAAACGCCGCCGCCACCTACAAAATTCAATAAACTGCGGATAACGCCCATACTAAATACCTTTATTTTACAAAAAATTCTTTTATAAGATTAAGGGTTTCACCCCTATGTGGCAAGTCCTAACCTTTAATCGGTTCATTAATAAAATCATCAATGTTACCATCCAGATCATAATTGCGTTCCGCAACACCCGCCGCCATTGCCATGGCTTGCATTCCATCAATTCTACCTGATGTTTTCTTCTTGTCCAGCTTTCTATTTTCGGTGGCGTCTTCAACAACAATGGCATTGGCGGCACACATTGTCAGCACGGGATTGCTGCCGTGGTTCAACACGCCGTTCAATAATTTTTCTTCTAAGCTATCAAGCGCCGGGGCCATATCTTGAAAACCCTGCCCCCATTTTACAAGCGGCAATTCAATGCCAAGCGCTTCAACTTCTTTTTGAAATACATCAATGCGCCATCTGTCAAACGCAATGGCAATAAGCTTATCACTGATGGGAGCGGTGATAGCCTCCACACGTTTGGCCACAAATTCATAATCAACGGTTGAACCGGGCGTTGTTTCAATCCAGCCCGCTTTCACCCATTCTTGATAGGGTGCCCGGTCCTTTTTGGCGCGATCAGCTAGCCCCTTTTTGGGTGTCCAGAACCAACAAAATACAAACCATTCTTTGCCTATGCGGCCCAACAAAACAAAGGCGGTTAAATCTGTGCGCTTGGATAGATCAAGGCCGCCAAATATTTCTTCACAGTCTGCCAGTTCAATACCTTCAACCGGGATGCCGTTGGCGTTCCAAACTGATTTTGAAACGAATGGCGCGGTGCGGGCCACACGCTGATTCAAATTAAGATTGCGGAATTTATTTTCTGATGATGGCATCCGGGCGGATTTCTTCGCCAGCTTCCGCAAATCTTTCATGGACCGGAACAAGCCCAATGCCGGGTTTGAAAGCTTCCAACCCTTTTCATCTAGCAAGTCATAATCTTCCGGGGTTTCATACACATGGCACACCGTGTGTTTCGGCTTGTTCAACTGTGCATCATCAATCAAGATGCTGAAAAAATCACTGTCATTGGCGGCCTGTGTTGAAATATAAATGATCAACGGATCATCATATGCGCCCTGCGCCGTTTCAATCGCATCAACAAAATCATCTTGTGGGCCTGATATTTGGCCCACTTCATCAAGGATGGCCAGTATTGGTGACTTACCATGCGCGGTGTGGGCATCGGCTGATATGGCTTGGTATTCCACATTCATGGATAGGCCAATAAGCTTTTTGCTTGATGGCACCGGGCGGATTTTTCCTTGCAATTTTGGTGATAGGGCGGCGCACTTACTGGCCAGATTGTAAACCTCGGCGGCTTGTTCGCGTGACCGGGCACCAGATATAATTCTGGAATTTAAAACCGCTTCCGGTCCAACCAGATGGGCCAGCATGATGAACGCAATGGTTCCGGTTTTCGCATTCTTCCGGGCAATGGATAGGATGGCCGTATCCGTTTCATGCGGGTTGTCATACACTTCAAGAATGAATTTCTTTTGAAACTTCGCCAGCCGCACAGGCTTGCCAACCTTTGAGCCTTCCGGCACCAAACAATATCCCTCAATGAATCTTATTACTTTGCCGCCGCGTGTTTCTTTCTTTTTTTTCTTTACGTCCATTCACCTGATCCCATGCCTTCAATGCGATGTTGGCGGCTTGGCCAGCAAATCATCATCATCATCCATGCTATCTTCAATCTTTTTTGCGGCTTCCCTGCGCGTTTGAACATCGCGGGTTTTTACGCCTTCGCCTGTGGCGTGCAATGCCAATGAACGACGGATGCTCAAAACATTTTCATGGTACATTTTGATAAAACCTTTTAGCGGGTTGGCATATGTGCCAGTGACCACAACTTGCGCGGGCGCATCTTCCGTGGCGGGTATCACCTTTTTTCTATCAAGCTGTTCGCCTTCCCGGTTCAACTTTCTTTGGCATTTATCAAGTGCATACATATAGCGGGCCAGCATTGCGGCCAGTTCTAAATCATGGGCATCCCATTCATACTTTGGAATTTTGCTGATGATGCTATCCCAAAAAACATATTCAGCTTTCAAAAGTTTAACGTGTTCAGGCGGTTTAATCTCGCGGAACGCGGCTTGCGCAATTTCCACCTGTGTTGATATGGCATCGCTTCTTTTTCTCTTGCCAGCTTTGCGCGGTGCTTGCGCCTTTCTCTTAGGTTTTGGCGAATCCTTTGCGCTTTTTTTTGTAGCTTTTTTAACCTTATTTGTAACTTTTTTTACTTGACTTTTTGAATCAGCCTTTGGCTTTGGTGTTTGTTTCGTCATAATATTTGTTTACCTCTTTCGTGTGTTAGATAAAAAAGAACAC